TGCCATGGTGCGGCTGTTTCTGCTTGATCAATACGACGACGCCGAGCTTGACCGGAAGAAGACCGCGGCGATGTTTGCGGGCTTCATCACCAAAACTGCCCCCGAAGATCCGATGATGGGCGAAGGCGCGGCCGATCTCGATGGGGCTGCCATCGCGAGCCTTGAGCCCGGCACCATGCAGGTGCTGCTGCCCGGCGAGGATATAAAATTCTCCAGCCCCGCCGATGTGGGCGGTGGCTATGAGGCGTTCCAGTACCGAACACTCTTGGCCGTCTCGGCCTCGTTGGGACTGCCTTATCATCTGGTTACGGGGGATGTGCGGCAGGCAAACTATTCGTCTCTGCGGGCCGAACTGGTCGAGTTCCGCAGGCGTATTGGTCAGTTGCAGCACGGGGTCATGGCGCATCAGCTTTGCCGCCCGATCTGGCGGCGCTGGCTGGAAACGGCGGAGTTGTCGGGTGCGCTCAACACAGACCCCACTGCTCTAAGACCGGTGCAGTGGATCCCGCCACGCTGGGATTGGGTCGACCCCCTCAAAGATATCCAAGCGCAGGTTCTGGCGATGGAGGCAGGCATCACCTCGCGGCGCAAGGTAGTCGAAGCCACAGGCTATGACATCGAAGAGGTGGACCGCGAGAATGCGGCGGACGCAGCCCGCGTCAAAGAATTGGGGCTGAGTTACAAAACGAGCCCCGGCGAAACCCAAGGCGCTCGCGCCACTCCACAGCCTGAGCCTGACCCCAATGCACCTGACCCCAATCCATCTGTCGGACCGTCCGACACATCCGTGGGCTGAGACCCTCAAAGGAATAATCCCATGAAATCCTGGTATACGATCCGCGCCCGCGCCTCGGGCACGGAAGTGCTGATCTATGACGAAATCGGCGCTTACGGCGTCACGGCAAAAGGCTTTCTGGCTGAACTGGGCGCGCTCCCGAACGATGCCGCCCTTGACCTGCGCCTCAACAGTCCTGGCGGTTCGGTCTTCGATGCGGTGGCGATCTTCAACGCGTTGAAGCGTCATGCGGGCGAGGTCACCGTCTGGATTGACGGGATTGCAGCCTCTGCCGCGAGCTATATCGCGATGGCGGGCGATAGTGTCGTGATGCCTCAGAACGCCTTCCTGATGATCCATGACCCTTCGGGGCTGGTGATGGGCACGGCCGAGGATATGCGGTCCACGGCAGAAGCGCTCGACAAGGTCAAAGGCAGCCTGATCCAGGGCTACGCCGCCAAGTCCGGCAAGCCCGATGCCGAAATCGCAGCCTTGATGGCCGCCGAGACCTGGCTTGATGCACAAGACGCGCTGGCTTTGGGGCTGATTGACCGGATTGCCGAGCCCGTGAAACTCGCAGCCACGTTTGACATCGCGCGGTTCCGCAATGCGCCGGCGGAATTGACCACCGCAGTTATCGACGCGAGTGAGGAGCCGCTGGAAGTCGCTACCGACGATCCCGCACCTGAAACCCCGGACGCCGACGCGGGCGCCGATGGTGGACAGACCCGTGACGAGCCCGCCCCAGCGCCCGCACCCATCAGAGCTACTGCAGCCCTTAACCCTGCGCCTGACGCCATTGCAATCCGTGCCGAGGCCATCGCGCATGCCCGCGTGGTCATCGACCTCTGCCGGCTTGCAGGTCAGCCGCAGATGGCGGGCCGTTTTCTTGAGGAGGATGCCGGCCTTGATGAGGTGCGCAATCGTCTCCTTGCCGCCAAAGCCGAGGCAACCCCCGACATCACCGCTGCTCATGCCCAACCTGGGCGCGCAGCTGCCACCAATCCCTGGGGCGAGGTCATCGCCCGCACGTTCAAGACGAAAGGTTAACCCACCATGGTCACGCTCACCGAAGGCAAACACGCCGGCGGCTTCCTTGTCTGGGAAGTGCTGCGCGAGTTTAACCGAGAAACCATCACCATCGCTTCTGGAGCGGGCAAAGTCGCCCCGGGCACCGTGTTGGGTAAGATCACCACAGGCGGCAAATACACAGGCCTCGCGCCTGCAGCCACCAACGGCAGCCAAAACCCCGCCGGCATCCTGTGGGCCGCTGTCGATGCGACCGCCGCAGATGCTCTTGGCGTCGTGATCCAGCGTGGCCCCGCCATCGCCAACCGCAACGAACTCGTTTGGCCTGCCGGTGCCACCGAAGCCCAGATCACGGCCGCCATTACGGCCCTTGCTGCGCTTGGCATCGTGCTGCGCTGACCCTTCCACTGAAAGGACACACCCATGGCAACCATGGACATCTTCGAGGGCGACGCCTTCAGCATCACCGAACTCACACGCGCTTTGGAAAACATCCCCTTCAAACCCGCGATCCTGTCAGGAGCGTCCCTCTTTGGCGCGCGCGGCGTTCGCCAGCGCTCCGTTATGATCGAAAGCCGCGACGGCACGCTGTCGCTGATCCCGTTCTCCGAACGCGGTTCGGCTTACGAACAACAGATCCTTGAGCGCCGCGACATGCGGGCCTTCGTCTGCCGGCAGTTCAAAAAGCAGGACGTGCTTTGGGCCTCGGAAATTCAGGCCATCCGCGACTTCGGTTCCGAAACGGCTACCCAGCAAGTGCAGACCGAGGTGGCGCGCAAGATGGGCCGCCTGCGCAATGATGCCGAGGCGACTTTCGAGTTCCACCTCTTCAACGGCATCCAGGGCGTGGTCAAAGACCCCAAAGATGGCGCCACGGTGGTCAACTACTACACCGAATTTGGCATCACGCCGGCGGCGGAGGTAGACTTCGACCTCGACAACGCGACCCCTGCCTCGGGGGCACTGCGAAAGCGCTGCCAGTCGATGATCGAAAGCGTCGAGGATAGCCTCGGCGGTCTTGCCGCGGGCCAAATCCAGCTGCGCGCTGAATGTGGCTCAGCCTTCTTTGCCGATCTGGTGGCCCACAAAGAAGTGCGCGAGACTTACCTCAACACCGCAGCCGCCGCCGATCTGCGCGGCCGCGTGGGGGAAGAGGTCAGCTTCGGCGGCATCAGTTTCCGCCGGTATCGCGGCGGCTTGGGCTTCGGCGTGCCGACGGATAAGGCCTACTTCTACCCGGAAGGCGTCGAGGGTCTGTTCGAGATTTACTACGCCCCCTCTGACACCTTCGAGACGGTCAACACGCTGGGCCTGCCGCTTTATGCCCGCATGATCCCGGACCGCGACCGTGACGAATGGGTCCGCCTTGAGATCGAAAGCAACCCGCTGCCGATCTGCACCCGCCCGCAAGTCCTGCGCTCAGCACGGCGGACCTGATGTGCCTGTAAATCCCTGTGGTATGGGTCCGAGTAGGCTCCAAGAAACCGCAGCCAGTGTGGTCAAGTTCGGCTGCTCACATCCACGATGGCGGCTATGCTTCCGATAAAGGCGCAGGTGAAGATGACAGGGAAGCGCGGTATCAGTTTGCTTCTCGGTTAATCGGATAAACTCGCGATTTACCGTCCTCTTTGACGCAAGTCACTTTCAGACCCAATTTCTTTCCCAAGGCCCCCTGCATGACCCCGCGGAGGCTGTGAGGTTGCCAGGCCGTGGCTGCGATCATCGCTTCCATCATCGTGGCACCATCGGGGCGCTTGCAGTAGAGCGAGCAGTAGGGCTTGTTTGGTGCCAGTGCGCCTGGTCGGCGGCTTTGGGACCGGCGCCTCGTCAGAATGCTTGCGAATGGCGGCCATCGCTTGGGCGCCAACAGGTCCGATCCCGATAGCGAGAAGCCCTGCATCGGTGACCACCAGCGTGGTGCCATGGCCATCGCCGGTTTCGCGCCAGAGGGGTTCGCCCCGGCGCAGGTTGGCGTCGACCTCTTCCAACCAGCCGTGGTGGATCATCCGGGTGACGGCCATCTTGGGAGCGGCGCCCGCCAGCCCTTTGGGCAGCGGCATGGCGATGTTGTCGGGGCGCTGCGCCCCGGCGGTGAGAATGTTGGACTGGGTTTCGTTCAGTTTAAACATGGCAGGTTCCTGTTACTGGTCGTGGTCGGCATGGAAGGCTGCGATGCGCGACAGCAGATCGTTGTGGCCGTTTGCAACAGCCCCAAGTATAATGTCGTCGGTTTGCAGATCGGCTATCTCGCGCAACAGGGCAATGGCGTCGTCGCAGGCGGCGAGGCGTGCTGTCTCCCATGCGGCGGTGATAACTTCTTGTTCGATCTGATGGCGCGGGCGGGGTCGAGCGGCATGGCTCAGACCTCGTCTTTCAATTCGGGTTGGGAATCATCGGCAACAGGTTCCGAGTGGGTGACCTCGTAACCTCCAGTAACAAAGAGATAATCGTCGTTGTGGTCTGTTTCGGTCAGGAAAGTTTCAGCTGCGCGAATGACTGCCCCTTCGGCAGCCGCTTCAACTACCAGGCGGTGTGTCAGGGTTTCGATCAACATCACTGTGAACTTCGGCATGTCTGGCTCCGCATTCAAAACACGCGGCATGCAATGCCCCCTCCGCAACCAAGCCACCGGTTCGGGCCTTGCGGGGAATGCTCCCTGCTAATCGGCGTGTTCGCCCTCGCTGAAGGCGCTGTCGGTGATCTGGCGCAACAGGCTGGAGTAGTGGTTCAGGGTGCCAACGTCGCCCCAATGGATCTCGTCGAAATGGGCGTCGAAATGGTCGTCGCTGAGTGCTTTCAGCCGCTCCAGCATTGCATCGACCTCGACCTCGACCTCGACCTTGGCGGCTAGGAAGGCGTTCAGGGCCTTGATGTTCTCGATGGCGCGACGGCGGGTCATGGTGGTCATCATCTTACGAGTGTGAGGAGGCGTGCGCCGCACAAACATGCCGAAAAGGTGGATTTGTCGGAGACAATCGTGATTTTGGTCGGGAAAATTGAATCGTAACCGACGCGCAACGGACTGACACTTGCCCGCTGCTGCGCCGAAGGATGTTCCCGCCTAGCGTCTGACGGCCCGCCATATGAGTGCCGCCAAACCCAGAAACAACACAGCGCCAAAGCCCCAGACGCGGGCATAGCCGATCATGTCACCCCAAGGAGCGAGCGCATAAACAAGCGCCAGCAGCGCCCAAACCAAAGCGATAATGGCAACAAGCCAAGAATCTTCGTTCATTACATCTCTCCGATCAGTGGCCAGCGCCGCCAGAGGCGGTTACCGGCAAGGATTGCATCACTTCGAAACCAATGGTGGTTGCACCATACATCGCCAGCACGATCACCAGTATCGCGATGGGGCCCGTCCATGCGGCGGCCCCTGCACGCAAGGTGGTATCGCCCCAGGCCACGGTCGGCAGAACATCGCGCAGTGCTGCGGGATCAGGTTTGGGCACCAGCGACACCGCGACCGCTGCCGCGAACACCAGGAGCGCCAGCGCCAGCAGGCTGCCCCCAATACCGACGATCGCCATAAGAACCGGCCATAAAGCCGGGGCTTCGCCGCCATAG